ACACGCCACGATACGAGGCGCACAGGCGTACCTACGAGAGGGCTTATGCACGGATGTAGATAAGCGTTCAGACATATTGTTATAAAATCAGATCCATAGTGAGCCTATTGTCCGTAGTGCCTAATGTTACCGGCACGGAGGCAATCTGTCCCTCGTTCAGCTCGTAGAGTCTCCATCTATCGAGCGTTAATTTCGCTCCATCAGGTTCCCTATTTGCGAATATACATACTGTGGGAGACTTTTGAAGGTACACAGTTCTCGACTTGTACTTCCCACAGAAGATCATTTGATCTTTTACCTGTTCCAGGGTCTGGTATACGGATTCATAGTTCTCTGTACCCCTAGCAAGATTCACAAGAAGGAAGTTAAGTTCACTATTTCCTTCTAAGTAGGATCTAATAGCCTCGTTTATATTCGATGAAGTGGATGCCCCAGGTATTATTAAGGTGCCCTTCATGGTCGCCATGATATGCTTTTGCAACGCCGTTTTGCCACCACCACCTTTCTTATCGTGTATCCAGTATATTGCACGATCACTTCTGCATGCTTTGAGGACCTCGAAGAGGTCCTGTTGCCATGGTCTGAGTACTTCTAGTGGTTTGAATGGACATTGATCTACCATGTGCTTCATCTCAAACATTTTGAGTATCGGCATCACTTCGGACATGTTTTGGGCATTCTTTAATGCCATTCGCGGATTGGTAGCTTCCATCACGCGATCTATTTTTTTTTGTAACGGTATCAGGTTAGCAATATCAATATTGGTTTCGTAATTTCCGTCCTTGGCAGCATAGTGGACCGCTTCTGCCCAATCACGGACGGGCTCAATCTTTGGATGAGCATCTTTAAAGTCAAACTTTCTGGCATTTTGGAAACAAAGTTTCTTCGCAAATTTCACTACAACATGAGTATGTTGGTACCCAGTTTCGCCAGTTTCCTTGGCCACAATGAACTCATCAACCGAGTTCTTACCTCGATCTTGGGCCATCACATCGTTCATCATCTCGATGATTTCGGTCCCAAAGTGACCTGGATAGGTCATGAACATTTTCACACCTTGGAACCTGAACTTAGTCAAAGTGGTTTGGTCTTGGAGTTGGAGTTGGATGTTGGAGTTGTTTTCCATTATATTAACATTTTATTTATTTAATATACTATGCCGCGAAATTATCGAAAAAAGTCAACCTATAGTAATAGGTCGAGGAGAAAACCTCGGTATAGACGCAAAGTGCGTCGTGGGCGTTATAGGCGCACCAAAGGTCGTACACCTCGTATAACCTCCAGAGTCAACGGTTTACCCAATATGTTCTACACTAAACTAAAGTACTATGAGAACAATTACCGTGTTACAATCGCCGAAAACGCCGTCGGAAACACATTCAATCTAAGTTTGAATGATCCCCATGACCCATATGCTGCTTTAGGAGGCAAGTCTGCTGCATATTATCAGTTCTGGCATGGAGCATACGTCTACTCCAGAGTCATGGCCGCTAAAGTGATGATCACTTGGGGTAAAGTCAATGATGTCAATCAGGGTATAGTCTGTACTCTTAACCCTAATCCAGGTAATACAGTCCTCGGTGATCTGGATGATTGCGCAGCTCAGCCCGATGGTATCGCATCACGTAGATTCCCAAATAGAGTTGGTGGGTCAGGTACGTTGAAGAAGTACTACTCAATTCCGTATATATTCAGGCATACTAGGCAACAGTACATCGCTCAGTTACCAGGTGTCGTCCTAGATGGAACCCTCAATACAGGTCCCACCACTAAAGCCACACTTACTGTTGGATTATGGAAAAATGATGAATCATACACACCAGCTATGACAGTTCAGATGAATGTCAAGATTATCTTCTATGTCAAGTTCTATGTACGTAGAGGAGTACATGAGGTCGGTTTTGATGCTGGTGACACAACTGCTGATGCAGGTGAAATAGATAAAGATGATATCGTCCTTCCACCATATTTCTGGCAAGACGGTGAAGGATAAACAACAAAAAACAAAAAATATTTTTTTAAACCTCGAATCCCACTACTCTGCAAAAGGATCCGGTGTCGTGCAATAAGCCCGGAGTAGTAGACGAAGCGCTCGTTGAGTGCGTGGATTCGAGGAAGAGACCGCGCGCTACCGGGACAGAAGGTAGCGCGGTCGAGTGACGAGGGACACGCCACGATACGAGGCGCACAGGCGTACCTACGAGAGGGCTTATGCACGGATGTAGATAAGCGTTCAGACATATTGTTATAAAATCAGATCCATAGTGAGCCTATTGTCCGTAGTGCC